AGTTCATGGAATAACCCAAATCTACAAATTTTGCAGATCCATGATCTGCTGCATATGCTAAACCATTAGTGACTTTCGTAGTATTTCTTGCAGTTTCAGCAGCATTCTTAGCCTTACCATAAAACTGTTCCATGACATTCATTGCAACTTTGGTTGTATCTTTAAAAGATGAACCAGAAGCGACAGACGCTTTTAGCATCTTTTCCATGGCAGCCATTGCTTGACGACCAGAATCACCTTTACGAACTAATGTTTCGTATCCATCACCAATATCTTGAATAGAAACACCATACTTTTGAGATAACTTGACACCTTGTGACATCATGTCTTTCTGGATTTTACCTGCTGATTGTGCAGATTCTCCATCACTCTCAAGCAATGATTTTACATCAGTTAGTTTCTTTTGAAATGCCAAACTTTGTTTAGATCCATAAACAAAAGCTGCACCCATTCCCAAGGCAAATGTTTGCACACTACGACCTGCATCAGTAATTCTACTACCCATATTCTTTAGACCTGTAGAAGTTTTGCTTAGAGAATCTCTAAACTTCAAACTTGCTGTAGTGGTAAATCCAACTTCAGATCTTAATTTCTTATATCTTGCCTGTGATGTAGCTTGTGTGGCTTCCAACTTAGCAATTTCTGCTCTTTGATGAAGAATTGCATCACTATCGCTATGTTCCATATTTATAAGATCTTGCAACTTAGCTTTTTGAGCAGTGATTAATCTAGATCTTGTTTGAATAACACTATTTAAATTCTTATATTCAGCATGGTTTGCTTGCAGTGTTTTTCCTTGCGCTTTAAACTTTTCTGAAATCGAAGAAGTAATGCTACTTAAATCTTTTGTAGCATTCATTAAAGACGTTGTTCCTCTACGTTCTGCATCCAATTCAACTTTGACTTTCTCAAGTTGTTGACGATATAAAGCTTGTGACTTTATATTGTCATTGATTTTATTAGTTAAACTAATTGCAGCATCAGAATTTTTCTTGCCCTTAGCCGTCAAATCAGTATAGCTTTGTCCCAACTTACCCTGTTCTTTTTGCAGACCTGTCATAGTAAGTTTTAGATCCTCATACTGGTGTTCTAGCTTGCCAAGATTATCGCCTACTTGACTATAAACAGCCATATCAGCTTTCATTGATCGCATCGAAGCACGAATTTGATTATGAATTTGTCTTAGTGAATCGCCAAACTCAACGCCATCCATACCTACATGAATGACCATATTGCCTAGTGGTGTACCCTGTGCTACCATTTAAAAGCCTTCTTCAAAACGTCTTGAAAAACTCTTCCATAGACATAGTTTTCTTTTCTTCTTCTTGCGTATTAATAGAAACAAGTTCTAATAAACGATAAAAATCGGTTTCATCGACTTGTGTATCGGTGTAACCCAATTTATCCATACACTCTCTCCAAAACCGATTTAATCGCTTTAGGGCTTGCACAGCCGTCATTTTTGCGCCTGTTGTGCTACCTTTTTTAATCCATTTTCCTTAACACCCATTACTTTATCAATCAAACCATTGAGAGTTGAGAGAAGCTTATCTGAAGGAACACCATCAAGAATTGCATCTTTCGTAACAGCCTTGTCAGTAAAAAGTTCAGCGACATAATCAAGCATCTTATCCAAACTCTGAAGTTCATCAGCGTCCTCTTTCTCTAGTTCTGCTTGCATCTTAATCGCATCATAAACTTTTCTAGCCTTTACAAAAGGTTCTGCATATTTCTTATAAGAATCCGTTTCAGCATCGTATAGTTCAATTTCCAATTTAGCCATAATAAAAAAATTCCCCCGATTATTTTTAATTAAAATCTTAATTTTCTGAAAATAATTAGCTGACTTTTACATCAGCCAATCTAAATACATCATCCAATAGAAGTAGTCGTAGTCGTTGCACTTGCTTGATGAAATACAAACTGTTCAAATGTTGCATACGTAAACACAGGACGATTTGAGCGACCTCTTGCCTGTACATAACCATCAAGTCCACGTGCTACGAAAGATCCAGTAATCTTATCCGTTTGCAGCGTTGCACCACTGTTATCATTAGATTTCAAATCGTTATCTGGATATGCGAACTTACCTTTCAAAAGTCCAAAGTATAGATCGTTACCATCTTTATCAGCCGAATGAAGAATTACAGCGACAAAAGGTGGTTTTGTATCTTGACCAACCAAACTAATTCCTTGCTCGTTAGTGACTTCTCCAAGAACCTGCTCTAGAATATCATCACTAAGATCTGCAACAGAAAATTCAAGTTGTGGTTCGCCAGTACCTTGTGCAGACACATAAAACGGTACGTTAGAAGCATATACAACATTTCGGTTTGCACCTAGACCAGTGATATTCGCTTCCATAGCACCACCGTCTTGTTTATCAACAATTAACGGAGTACCAATAACGGCTTCATTCTCGTCTAGTACAGCGATTTTTGCATCAGTAAAACCAACACTAGCCATTTATTATTGCTTCCTTTCAACAAACATAAATATATTTTTAAAGGGATCACTTGAATATAGATTTAGTGAAACCTTGCGTAATCATTATTAAAGAATTATCCACAGATGGATCAGTTCTTTGATCATCATAATATTGACCAAAACCTAGATCTGTCATTTTCTCTTCCAGTAGATTTCCATATAGATCTGGATCTTCAACATCTTTTGGAATCCATAATTGAACTTGAACTTTGAATGCTTTTTGTTTAATTCTGTTGCTTGCAAACAAATTAGCATTGTTATTAACTTCAGTAATAAGCATTATAGGAACAATTTCTATCCAATTAGTCTGATCTGGAAGATCCATTGTAAAAATATGATCAGAATCAATTATATTTTTGATATCAGAATCTTCTGACAATTCAAGATAAAGATCATCGAGTTTACTCATTTTTTAAACATCACACTTCTAAAAGCTTTAACATAAATATCAAACACTTCATCTTTTACTTCATTAATTGTCTTCTCAATAAAGTGTTGTCCTTTTATGCCTTTGATAGTGCCGTTATTGACAAATACTGCACGCCATGCAGCACCACCATTCTTTCCTCCCTTATATCCTACCAAAAAAGAACCATCATCTGCAACGCTAGAATACACAACTGCTAATTTTAAATGATTTTTATGTGGATAGGAATCATCATAAGGAGTATTTTTAGCAAGTATTTCTGCAACAAACTTTGCTGCAACTTTACCTGCATATCGTCTAGCTTTTCTTTGATCGAGAATCAGACCTTGTAATGCTGCATCAATTCCCTTGCCTGTCACTTCTACTTTTACTATTGGTGCTACCATTTAATCCACTCGTTTCAATGTAACGGCAGTATAGTCATTACCTTGTTGAAAATTGGGTTGAATATTGACAATCTCATATCGTTCATTATTATCTGTATTTAAAACAGACATATCATTATTAGGTTCAATTTCTTTATTCTGTCTAATCACGTAAATGCGAATATCCTTTAACAATGTTCCATTATCATTTAATGCAGCTAATTGATCAGACATTGTAATATTCCATTCTGCTGCCCAACAATGAAATACTTCAATGAAACTGTCCTCAACTACTCTTCCACCAACTCGTCTACTCTGTTTTGTCTGAAAAGATAAATGAGTATCAAATCTTTGTGTGTTTATTTTCATAATAGAACATCTTCAGTAGTATCTTCAGGAGCATCTTCAGGAAAATAATATCTATATGGTTCAAGGATATCTTTAAATGTATATGGAATTTCTGCACTTGTCGATCCTGTAGGACGAATACCACGATAATCATACCAATGAGCAATTAATGAAATCATAGCAACAACCACATCATGTGGGACTTCAGGAATAAAATCAACGAAGTTTCTATTCAGATACGTTTGAACTTTTGATTTTGCTGAATCAATCAATGTGATAATTAATTGATCATCACTCTTATAATCTACTTTTAGATAATTTTTCATAAAAGTGAGATCAAGTGTATCTACTGTTACTGCTTCAATCGTTGGTACCTGTGTAGTTGTTAATGTTTCTATTATTGTGGTTGTTGTAGTTGTTTCATCAGCCATACTAAAACCCTCTTTAAAATGTTACTTTTAATCAAATAGCAATTAGAATCAATGCGGCAATCGTCAGAACTGTGAAAATAGATCCAACAGTAAATTTTCCCCACTGTTTGAATTGATAACCCTCATATGCCATCTGAAACGAATTTGCA